ATACTCGCCACTTGCAGATTGAGTTAATTGTTGCCTTTACTACCCTTGCCTGTAACATTTTTTAACTCTGTAAATTGGTTCTTCCAAGTTTGAATTTTGTCCTCCAACTCAGCGATTCGCTTTTCGCTTGTCATCTTCGCTTGGTTTAAATCGTCTTTTGATTGCTGGATTGTGGATCTAATTGTCAAGAGTTCGGTCTCCAAATCCCAAATGGTGCGATTCCGTTTGTTGATTTCGTGTTGTAGCTCTTCAGCGTTTTTCTCAAGCCTACGCAACTGGTAAGCGAGAAGGACAGTTACACCGCCCAAAATTATGTAGGTTATCATTTTGCTTTTCCTTTGTAGAATTTGTGGTTAAATAAAACTTGACTGAATTGGTCAAATTCGGGATTGTAAACGTCACGCTCAAACTCATATGGTTTGGCTTCAGGTAGTTCCTTGTTCATTGCTTTCTTGATGCAATGGATAGAGTAACCCACCGCAAAAACGATGGGTGTGAGAACGATTGGATAAATTATGTCAAGTGTCATAGTGATTCGAAACAAACGAATATCTTTCAATTATGCAAATTTATTTGCTTATTGGATTTGTAAATGGACGTTTTATTTTGTAATTGACAAAAACAACTCTCCAGCGTAGGCCAATTTTTCATCAATCATTTCTTGGATGTCCTCCTCCAAAGTGATAAGAGTGGTTGTGAGCTTCTTGCCGATGGGCATTCGGGGATCATAGGAAACAAATAAACCCTCTTCCAACCCGGTTGCAATCATCCCCATTTGCATCTGCCAAAAGTATTCCGTGCGTTTGCTCTTGAGTTGCTCATTGTTGGTGATGAAGAAGTTTTGAAGGTGATTGCCTGAATTAAAAGGACATTTGATCTCTACCAATTGCCCACCGAGTGCATCAGGTGAATACCCACCCCACTCTCCGTAGGTGATGAAGGTGTATGTCTCTGCCCCGTAGTAGGTGAAGAACTCGTCCGTTTGTTGTGAGAAGTAGTGGAAGGCTTCTTTCTCGTGTTCTTTGCCCCAATCCAAAGCACGTCCGTAGATTTCGGACTTCGCCCCAGTTAGGTACTCCGCAGCTTTCTCAAACACAAATGATTTTGCAGTTTCTGTGAGGTACTCCGATTTGTTCTTCGGAGTACCCATCAGTTTGTGAATTTCACTTGCGGTAAAACGTGAGCTTCTTAATTGTTGCCAATCCTCTTCGTTTAAAGAAGTGTGTATAACTGGATGTGTGTTATTCATTTCTCACCAATTAAAAGTTTTTGATTCGCTGGAGATACATCAAACTTGCTGGTGATGTCGGTCATCAGTCCGCCCGTCTTCAAGTGTTCAACTGCCTTCGCCCAACTTGGATGCTTTGGTGTGAGTTCGTCACGCTTTGGAAGTTGTCTGCCCATTGCCTTCTCACCGTCATCGTCATCGTCAATGTTCAAGTTTAGGATAGAACCAAGTGCATACCTCCGTGCGTAGGTAATGGCTGAACCCATTGCCTGTGGATCGTTCTGTTTGACTACCGGCATCACATAGGATGACTCCATCCACTCGCCCGAATCGGAGTGAACGATAATTGTTGTGAGTGCATCTGCATCAGGAAACTGGCTGATTGCCAAACCACATTCGCTCAATGGCTTTTGGATTGTGTCCAAGATGTTTGCCAAACTTGCGTACTTTGATTTGAAGAAAGGATTGTTGGATTCCTTTGCTACCTTGCTCACCGATGCTTGGAATTTTACCAACGCACCAGCGATGTTCTTGATTGATTCTGACTTATTCATAGGTTTCTGATTAATTCAATTATTTGTTCTGTAGTTTCACGTACTTCCCAAGCATCACCTCCGCTTGTGTCAAAGACGAAAGTAGCTCCTTTATAGGTTTCAAAAAATCCAATAATGTATTGAATATTTAAATATACAATCCCACCATCTTTTCTTGTAAGTGCTATCAATTTCATAGGAAATTTGTTTTTTGTCCGAGCATAAAGAAGATTGTGAATTTCTCAGGTTCTTTGTACTGAAATGTTTCCGATGCCACACCAACAACATTCTTGGTCACGCATCCGTGAAACATCTCACTATCACTTATCAAATAGGGTTCAATCTCTTCAAAGTGGTGGTTGAGAAAATAGTTCTCTACCTGTGCATCAGTATACACATATTTACCTCCACCTTTAGAATGTAAAATCCAACCGTTAGCAGCACATTCAATCATTGTTCACCTCCCTCAATGCAATCTCAATGACTGCCTTTGCCTTTGGAGAAACGATATTCCCCTCTACCAAATATTTTCTAACGGTTGGAAGTGATACTCCAGTTTTACGAGCGACAATTTGAAAAAGTCCTTGTCTGCGTTTTAGTTTGATAATCTCAATTGCTTTGTTGTAATCCATAACAAGAGCAAAAGTAAAATAAACTTATCTATTATGCAAATAAACTTTTCTTTTTGTTAGATTTTTATGTCTTCGGAGAATATCAAATCACCAAATCTTGCATTCAATTCATTGACCAATTCCATCTGTATTGACTCGGTGAACGCACTCTCAAGGAATGGTTGTGGCTTTGTTCCCACTCTGTGAATCTTGTTTGCGATGGCTTTGGCAAGTGAATCGTAGGTCATCTCCTGTGGTGGTTTGATTCCTTTGAACGACATCCATTCTTTGATTGACTGCCATAGATACGGTGTGCCTTCAACGTGACCATTTCTTGTTGGCTTCCTTCCGTATTCCACGAATTCCCAATAGTCCTCAGCAAGAAGGATGGTGTTGATGGATGTGGGTGATTTGGTGATAGTATCAGGAACAAAAGATTGTCTCAACACGGAAGATGCGTTGATGTTTTTGTTGTCAAGGTTTGCCCAAATCGGAGGAATCACCTTCTTGTTCCACCAATCAACAATGATTTGTTGAAGGAGTGATCCTTCGGATGCATCACCTAAGTAAGTATCCAACGCATCGGGTAATTTGTTGAGGTCTATTGTAGCCATCCCACAAGCGTTAAAACAACTAAACCTATACTTATACTCTTAAATAACTTTAAAGTCCTTGAGATGGCTTTATTTTGCTTCACAAGTGAATCATTCTCACTATTCAAGTATGCGATGTTTACCTTTTGTTTGGTGATGACTGAATCTTGTTCAGCAATAATGATGGAATCCGAGTGGACAATCTTCATCAATTGCCCTACTTTTTGCCTTGCGATTGCTCCCTTGACAAGGTAACTATTGGCAGTTCGTAGAGTCGCAGAATCTATGGAGACGGATTGCCCCTTCAAGTCCGTGAGAAGTAGCATCAAAAGTATCAAGAAAAATCGTATCATAGTGGTTGAGCTCTTGGATTAATGTGATTCGTTTGATCTTCTCTTTTTCAATGATTCTCTCGTGTAATTCCACGTTTAAAGGTTTGACGTAACGGACTGGTTCTTCATAGTGAAAGAACGCCCATAGCCAACTAAACAGGAACAACGCAAGTATTATGTAGATAAGGAGTGAGGACTTGAAAGTTGATTGCATATCCAGCGAGGATGTCGGTTTTTGAATCGTAAAATGGAGAAGCGTTGCCGTTGATGACAATCTCAAAATCTTCATCGTCTTGAGTGTTGTCCTCAATCAAAGCAAAGATGTCGGTCATTATCTGGGCAGTATCGGAAAGGACTTCGATTGTGTTGCTCTCGGATTCAAACACACGATCCATCACAAGCAATGCAAAGTTGTATGTCAACAAGTTGCCGGTAGATGTCAAATTGAACCCATCAGGATACAACCAAACCAAAGGATAATACTCCACATTCTCAACGGTCAAATTTGACTGCTGACCAACAGAGAATTTGTGAACCATCTTATGGCTTTCCGCTGCGGTTTGAATCTTTTTGATTATTTGGTTTAGTGTCATTTTTGAGAAATTTGAGAAGTTTGGCTTCGTTGTTTTTTTGCCACTTATTCGTTCTCGTGGGGGAAGTCATAATTCCAAAAACAATCTTGTGATGTGGGAAGATAAATACCACCAACGAACGCTGTGTTCTTTGGACGGATTGTGTCAAAGGTAGAGCCTGGATTCAAGAACAATGGATAGTCATTGGTGTATGTCCGCAAATAATCTCTCAACCTGTTGGCATAGTATTCCGCTTTATCACGATAACGACCTTCAATCATTGTCATTTCCTCCACGGATACTGCACGAGCGTTGTCACTCTCTCTACTTGCTACGCTCTTATTCATCAATTTAAACGTCATAGGGAGCATTGCTTCGGTCAACGTGTAGTATTTCAAACAAGGTGCAATGTATGAATCCAAAAGCGTTGTATTCAATTGAGTCAAAGTACCAGCGAACGCCTGAACTTGGAGTTCGTTGTAAATGCCTGAACCAATCACGTCTCGCACATAGATCTCTTGAGCTTCTTTGATGGCTGATTTCAAAAGTTTATCGTCAACATTCTCATTCAAAGGGGTGTTGTCTTTGAGATAAGTGGTTGAAATGAAGTATACGAAGTTGGTCATCTTTTAATTCTCCTCAATAATTGTTGAACCCATATGTGTCTGCATTGTGGTGTGGTGATTCCTGTTTCTTTGTTAGTGTACCACTCACCTCTCCTCTTCCATACATCGTAACCCAACTCCGCTGACATCATATTTATGTCCTCACGAGAATAAACACGCTTACTACCTTCAATCTGTCTGCAAAAATCACGGCTTGTTGGAATGATGATTGGTCCTGGAATACCCGGTGCTAAACCATAACTATATCTCACCACGATTTCAGTTTGTAAACGCTTCACTTCTTCAACTCCTTTGGGTGTTGTTTCCAATCCGTCTTCGTATGACTTGACCAAATCGGCTTTGGCAAGTTTAGCAATTGCATCGGCAACGACCTTTGCATCCAGTTTGGTGATGTTCACGATGTCACCCACTTGAAGACCTTTGTTCTCTTTTAACACGTTCAAGATGGCAGTTTCAACCGCATCCACAAATTCAAAAGTGTAGGCTTCAAAGTTCTCCGCTGGTTCTCCGTGTGATTGGAAAACCTTGATGTCACGTTCGTCATCCCAACCAAAGGGGTTTTGTTTTGACAATGCCACGGGTGAAGAACCAAGTGAATCTCCACCGGGTATTGGAGCAAGTCCCGCCAATTGACGTTTTTCATTCACGGTCATATTTGAAAGGACGTTGTTCGCAACCAAAGGACTCAAGGCATTGATTGCATCGTTGAGAGATGATGTCACTTGTACGTTTGATATTGATGGCAATCCAAGTTCTTTCCTTGCTTCTTCGTTGGTGATGATTCCAGCGGTGAACAAAGCCTGATAGTCCAATCCGATTGGTGGTTTGTTGATGGTTTCCAACTTAACCGATGCAATTGGTTCAAGCAAATAGGCGAAGGTATCGTCTATCTTTTGTTGACGTGGTTCAATGTATGCGTGGTGGAACATCTCATAGGCTTCAATCAACTCCGAACGACCGCCTAATTGTCCCTCTACACGCACTCCAAACAACATTGGGGAGTTTACCTTGTGTGCGACAAATATCTCTTGTTGTACTGTCTTATTTAAAAGGTCGAATTGCTTGTCAAAATCCGATGGTTGAAGGTTACTGATGACTGATTCCTTCTCCGTTGGGTCGTTATACTGAATGATTAAACCACCGGCATTGTCTGTGCCTTGATAGTTCTCTTTGAATCGTCTCGCAGTTGCACGAGCTTCTTCAGGTGTGGGAATGCCCTTAAATAACTGGATATGAGTTTGAGCCGTGAATCCGTTCTTAATGCTATTCAAGTAGTAATTGGAAATCTCGGTATCAACTTCGATGTATTTCAATGCCCCAACGTAATCAGGTAAGGGGTATTCACCTTGACCGGGGCGATAGAACTGGCAATAATACAATTGCTTTGATTCTCTCGTGATTGGGTTGTAGGGTTGATAAGAGATGCGTGGTGCTTTTGCATCAGTCCAATCTTCACAATACACGAAATCACCCTCAAGACCTTTGCGAACATCCTTGAATGGAATGTGGTAGTATTCGGATGGTGCGGTCTTCGCTTTGTTCCAAATTACCTCAACGCAAAAGCCATTGAACAACTCAGCGTCATAGGCTATTTTGCCCTTGAGTTCTTCGTAGGTTTCGTAGGCGTTAATGCTTTTGAGTTTGGCTTGGATTTTGGCGATGTCGGTGGTGTTTTGTCCATATACCTCAGTGCCAATTCCAGCCACATATGAAGCTTTTGCAGAAACGATTGCATTGTGTTTTGGGCTTTTGTTAAATAGTTCAATTAAAAAATCGGGATAGAGATTATCTGCTCCGAAGGTCACGAATCCTTTTGCCTTATTTTCTTTGAAAACAGGTAGTTTGTTATCGTGAAAATTCAATCTTTGGAATATCATCTCTATCAAATAGCGTTTAATCTTTTTTGTTTGAGAACTTGTCAATAGATGTGAATCCAAGACAAGCAATCACGATGAATTCAACTGCGGTCACCAGTTCGGGAGAAGGTGCGATATCAGTAGTTGACATAGAATTGTGAGCCATTGTGCCAAACAAAACAAAAGCACCAATGATCCCAACGAATCTTTTTGACGACATTTCTCCTTTGTCACCCGTGAAAATTTCCATTAATTTTTTCATAAATCTTTGCTTTCTAAAAGTGTATATGTGAATGAATTGCCGTGCAATGTCGCAGCCTTTTTTACAAGCAACATAAACTCGTCAAAATCTGCGGACTTTTTGAACACCTGACATCCCTCGCTCCAGTTCTCAACGTAGGTTGAATCTGCACCAGCCTTGTGAATGTTAATGCCGTACACACCTTCTGTGATTGTCTTGGTGTCATAGGTCATATCCTTGTTGGCATCACGATAAACCTTCACGGGTTTGGCTTGTTTCAACGCTTCGTATTTGCCTTGATGTAAACCGATAGCGTGACTGCCACGATATTGACCAGGAACAAGACGAGCCACACCTTGTGCGTTGTGAAATTCCTTCACTCCCTTTGTGCCGGGATCAGTTGTCGCCATCCATTTTTTGAAGTGCCACACATCGCCTATTTTGTAACTCACCGTGAGGAAGTCATCAAAGACGTTTGTCACTTTGTTACCAGTATCCGAGTTGCGGATTCCGATGATGTTGATGTTGTAATCACCATTTTCAAAAAAGGCATATCCCTTCGCCTTCATTGCCACTTTGATTTTGTCTATCATTTTCCTTGTCCTTTATATGGTTTGGAACTCTTGTGTTTGTTCTTGTGTTTTGTGTGCCGACCTAATTTGTTTTTTGGTTTAGCACGGAATGAGGTGATGTTTACTTTTCCCCCCATATGTACATTCTAAAATAGTCAAACTCTTCTTTCCCACCCTCGCTCACATAGTTCAAATAAGCATCATAAATCTCACCTTTGAATTGAACGGGTTGAGTTGTGGTATCAAGTCCAGCACCTACCATTTTAACGGCATACACTTCCATCTTATCCTCAATCACGTGCATCTGTTCAACCACGGCTTCCGCTTTCTTTTCAGCAACAATCACGGCTTCTTTCAATTCGGCTTTCTCTTGCACCTTGCCTTCGACCATTTGTTCTCCTTTGGCTTTTGCCACGGATACAACTGCGGACGCTTGACGAAGATTTGATTCAACTTTTTTCAACATTGCTTCCACCTCATCAATCGGAGGTGTGGTTACTGCACCAACAGGGAAGGCAATCTCAATCGCTGCGATAAATACGCAAAACAAAATAACTAAGTATCTCATAATTTTTTGACGGTGTTAATGATGCGAAGTTCTGTGATGGCGGCTGCCAATGCGGAATCGGATTTCTTCAAGGCATATCCGAGACGATCAATCTTCAAATCCAACGCTTCAATTTTCTTGTTAGAGTTTTCAAGTTGTTCGGTATATGATGACTTGACATCATAGTATAAATAACTCACGCCAACCAAAGCGAGGAACGCAACTCCAGCAACTGGATTCTTGCGGAATTGATCAAAGCTAATTGGTAGCGGATTTGCGGATGGTTTTTTTACGGTCATTTGATGCGATTGATTTTTTTAGTCCAATAGATAACTGCCAAAATACCCGAAATAATACCAAGAATCCCCACGCCAAAGGTAACCAAAGGTTGATAAATTTGAGCGAAAGTGATGACCGCTGATGAACCCGTGATGGCGGTGGCGATTGCTGCGGTGGTATCATTGAGATTCTTCATTAGTATGGAAATGGGGGTGGAGGTGGTGGTGTGTATTCGCCTTGTGGTAAATCAAAGAGCCACATATATGGTGTGCCTTCAAACTCTGCCTTGTCTTGTTCAGATGCAAAAAAGAACCACACACCATTGATGTCGGCAACGCAGTTGATGAATTGGTAAGGGTTGACAAACTGCCCTTGTACCTCGTTGTATTGTTCGGGTGTTAGAATGTATCCTATCATTATACTTGTCGGCTAAGGGTTGTTTGAAACGCTTGTACTGCGGTGTAAAAGTCAGATGCTTGGGTGTCGGTTAAGCCGTCACCGATAGAAGCGAAGGCGTACTGTCTTGAAGAAAATAAAGCATTTGTACCATTATTATTCAATGCGCCTAAACTGAGTTTTTGATTAGGTCGTGAAGTTGATGTTTTATTGTCTGTATACGCCAAAGTTCCCGCCCTAAAAACTTTTGCAGTTGTTGATGCTATTCTACTAATTAATAATAAACTTGTAGTTGGAGTAAATGTTGGGCCTGGTGGGCCATCGCTTGAATTAATTCCTGAATAAGTCACATCGCCAAAATAATAAGATACAAAATGTGCTGGAGCATTTGAACCAAAATCAATAGTTGAACCCGATTGCAAATCAGTTCTTGAATAAACGCTAATATGCCCAGAATCTAATAAACCGCTTACGCTTGGATTATAGGTCGTATCCATAAACGCACTCGTTCCATTTGGCGTAACCCCCGTACTCGCAAAAGTCCAACCGCTACTAAACGTACCCGTAAAACTTGAACTCTTTAAGTTCTGCGCACACGCTGCCGCACTTGCTCCCACCATTGGATAAATGGCTTTCATTGGTGTCCATAGCGAATTGGCTTTTAATGCAATTACCAAACTATTCACCGCTTGTTTTTCCGTGTTTGTCAGCGAACCTCCCGCAGTTGTTACCCTATTAAAGAACGCAACCGCATCCGCATCAAAGGACGCAATTTGACTTGCTATTAATCCGTGACTTGCTAATATCATTACGCTATATCTCCAAATAAATACCACTCATTTTCCGCAATCTTAATCAAGGTCGCACCTGAATATTGAGCATTGAGTTTCAACTTTGCCCCGTTGCTTCGGATGGTTACGCCACTTGTTGCAACGATTGTTGTTTGACCTGCTCCGTATTGTGCCAAAAGGATTTGAGTGCCTGTGCTGAAAGCAACTGAACTATTCAAAGGGACTGTGAGATTGTTTGCACTTCCCACATTCATTTCAACCAATTTGTCCGCATCGCTCAAAACCAAAGTATATGAAGCGGTCTGTCTGTTGGTGGTGATCAGTTTATTGGTCTTTGAATCAATCTGCGTTTGTGCATTGCTTGTGAGCGAATTGATATATTGAAATTCTGTGCTTGTAACTGTGCCATCAGCAATTGCAGTTGCATCAATTCCACTTGCAGGTGCTACGCTGATATTACCACTACCCAAAAGCGAAGTGCTGTTGACGGTCTTGATGTTTGTACCCGATACCAAAGTATCCTGTTTGCTTGTAGCCAAACCCGAATACAAACTATTTACCGCATTGTCGCCCGTGTTTGTTCCGCTTGTGTTTTGGATGACAGTTAAATTGGCATCGGTTACATAGCGTTTATTGCTTGAATCTGCGATGTCTGCGGTGGTTGCATCTGCTCCAGCAGTTACCAAACCTTTTGCATCGTAGGTGATTTTTGTTTTTGTTGCCCCAGTGATGGCTGTGTTCTCATCTACCTTGCCATCGAGTGCAGTTTGTAAATCGGTTTGATTGGAAAGCGTTCCAGTTACACCACCCCACGCAACGGCTGAGCTGATAGCGATGTTTCCACTACCAAGAACTGATGTGCCGTTGATGGTCTTGATATTTGTTCCGCTGACAAGCGTATCTTGTTTGGCGTTTAATGCCGATTGTGTAGCACTTGAAACAGGCTTGTTTGCATCCGATGTGTTGTCAACATTGTTCAACGCCAATGCAGTTTTCAACGCTGAAGGAGTGATTTTCTTTGTCTCAGCTGCCGATGTATCAACAATTGGAAACAAATCCGATGCGTTGTCTACCGTGACAATTGTCGCTAATTGGGATATTTTTTGATCTGCCATTATAGTAAGATTTTATCACCACTTTCAAGAAGGCAGAAATCGCCACTTTCCAAAAGTAGATAGATGATTTGTGTGGGTTGTTCAATCTCGTAGATTTTCTCATTCAACGTCACCTCATAGTAGTTGCGAGTGACATCAAATTCAACCTTCAAGATTCCACTTTCAACCAATTCATTAGCCAACGCTGGAGACAAATTGGTTGATGATGTTTGTGCGTAAACTTGATATTCAAATTCACCGGCATCAAGCGTGAAGGTGCTACCCTCTACAACCGCAAATTGATTGTATCGCTCAGGGTGAGTTGAGATGTCCGACAAAATCACCGTTGTGAGTTCATTGCTCAAACGATGAGTGAAGGCAAACAGAAAATATGGATTGGTAATCGTGACTTTTTCGGTCAGCGTTAAATACCAATTTGTGGATTCTGCTTTATCAATTACTAACATCTCTTGAAAATAGCGAGATCAAAAATATGTAACAAAAAAAGGGAGAGCAATCGCCCTCCCTTCTTAGCCTATGAACAAAGAATCAATTAGATACCTAAAGCGGTAACAACAGAAGCTTGTAATTTGAAAGGTGCTTCCGCTTCGATAGCAGAAAGCGTAACTTCATAACCGTTGGAATCTCCCATCGCAGTACCTGTGTTGGCAACCATAGCGGTCACATCACATCCGTACTCCTTACCAACCAACCAATACTCATCGTTATTGTTTTTTACGATGCAGTAGCAACGACCTTGAGCGAGAAGCTTCATTTCGTTTCTTTTGGTGGTGGACAATCTGCGAAGTTTAAAAACAACATCCGATTGATTGAATGATGTTCCATTTTCTACAGAGACGTTGGTGGTGATGGTCATTGAACCAGTTCCTTTGGGAAGCTCGTAATCATAAACATCACCACTTGCAACGGTTGTGGCAGTTACTTCACCACTTGCAACGGTGAATTTTGAATCAACCCAAGTGATAAGGTGGATTGATTTGATTCCGCCAACTGCGTCTTTGCAGTCAAGCGTGAATCCTTGTGTGAGTAAACAAGCCATTATTTAAAAGATTAAAGTGTGAAGTAAACGATTTCGCCAGGGAAAGCAACCTGAACACCAGCCTTGAAAGTGAAACGAACACGAACTTCATCGTTGTCCTGTGAGTACCACATTTTCACTTCTTCTTGCTCGTCAATCAAATCAGTTCCCATAAAGAAGTTTGACAATGAACCAGCAGCGATTTTGTTAGTTCCGTTCAAACCACCTACACCAATAACTCTCATATTAGTACCGGGGTAGATCATCTCCATTGCACTTGCAGCATCGGCTACGTAGTGGAACAAGTTGGCATTTTTCAAGTTAACCAACATCAACTTATAGGTGTCGATTCCTACGAAACAAACCAAGTCAGTTTTTTCAGCAACGGCAGCTGGGATGTTAGCGTATACTTGATCCAAGATATCGTCTACGTTTGCAGCGGTGATTGAAGTGAAAGTGGTTGGAGCAGCATTCGCCAATACAGGAGAAGCGGCAGCGATGATTTTGTTGAAACCATCAAAACGGTTCAAGTTAGGGTTGCCACTTGCGGTGTCACCTTGCCACATTGCAGTTTCCAAAGTTTGTGCAATCACGGCTGCCTTTTCAGCACCTACTTGCTCCTCGAATGGAATCATTGTTGGTGAACCGGGCATGATTTGAGTTTGCATCCATTTGGCTTCCAATGTTTTTGGGCAAAGGGTTTCTTCAACTTTTACAGCACCAACGGTGATGTTTCTTTGAGTGAAGGCAGTCGTACCTGATGGGTTGTAACCGCAACCATCCGCTTGAAAGAAAACGGTTGAAGCAAGGATGTTCAAAGCGGCAGCACTTTTGATGCCGACTTGAACTTGGTTAGAAGATTGCAACAAGGTTGCAGTTTTGCTCCCGAAAAGAGCTTTAACCAACAAATCTGTAGATTGTTCGTTGGTGTAGTTTGCGAGTGATCCTACTGAGAATGCCATAGTTTTATTTGTTTATTGCGTTTTTGAATTTTTTCAATGCTTCAAACTGGTCGTTTTTCTTGTTTGAAACGGGAGTTTTGATTGGGGTTTCACTTGGTAAATCAGCAATCTTCTCAATCAAGTCAATTGCTTTGCTCATTGCTTCTTTGTGCTGGTTGTTAGATGTAGACAAAGCCACAACTTTTGCAGACAATTCAGCGATTGCACTTTCCAACTTTGATACAACGTCATTGAAATGAGATACGGTTGCAAACTCTTCGGCTTCGATTTCGATTTCAATTTCGGGTTCAACGATTTCGGTAACCAAACCACCTACGGTTGTCACCAACAAACCACCTTCAACCTCGTGAGTTGCATCAGGTGCTGGAATGTCACCTTCAGCGGTTTGAACGAAGATGGCAGTTCCGATTGCCAATTCGCCCTCATAAGAAATTACCGTCCCATCGGTCAAGGTAGCGGTTGCCATCTCAACTTTGGTTTCTTCATCAGAAAATCCCAACATCGTGCGGATTTCTTTTAATGTTTCTTTTGCGTTCATTTGTATAAAATTAGAGTTTAAGTTTTCGTGTTGCAATTTTACTTGCCATTCCACTTGGAAAGGACTTCTTTCAATGCCTCAAGTATTTGTTCATCTTTCTCTTCGGGAAAGTCAAAAACGCCCTCCACGGAGAACCCTTTGAACTCACCTGATTTCACCTTTGCCCAAACATCGTCATTGTCAATGAGGTATGAAACAAACCAACTGCCATCCGCAACTTCTTCAAATCCTTTTGGTGGCATCACACCACGCTCCCTATCAATGAGGTATGATTCAAACAAACTCACACCATCGGCAATGGGTGTTTTGTGATGGGTGTTGACTGCATTGTATTGGTTTGACCTTGCCCATTTTTTGGCAATTTTAAAGATGCTCTCCTTGTCAAATACGACATAGTATTCACCACGCACTTCGTCTCTGCGATAGATGGGTAAATCGGCAATCATCGCTGCCCCAGTAACGATTCTTTTCTCCTCGTCTTGGATGGCAAATTTGATAGGCGATTCGCTGAATGCTAAAAAGTCCTTTTGGATGGCTGCGTTTTCAACAAGAGAAACAAAGTCAATACCGGTCTCCTCGTCAAATTCGTTGATGGTTAGTTTGTAAACTGGAAGTTTCATCGTCTTTAAATAGCGTTATTGAGTTACGGATACTTTTTTCAATGATGCCACACGACCTTGTGTGCGTGAAATGTCGCCTTCGGTAACGTATACACGTTGATCAAATCCGTTTACTTGTGGCAATGTGGATGATACTTTCGGAGCTGCCATTTGTGCCATACCTCCTCCGCTTGATTGCATTCCCGATGGTGCTGATGGTTGACCACCTTTGAGGATGTCTCTCGCTTTCTTTGCGTTCGTCAAAATCATTGCAGCCAAACCGATGTACTTTGCAGCACCGGCAAGACCACCAGTCGCCACGTTGTCGGGAGATGGTTTTTGAGTCACATTCAACGCTCCTGAGATTGCCATTGCCGTATCTGCTGCGATAACCGACAAAGCAATTGCCTTGCCTGTTTTGGTTTGCTCTCCAGCCAATGCAGCGATGGAATTTGCCAAATCAATTGACGCTTTGTACAGGCTTTGTTTTGCTTGTTGAACGGCTTGTTCCGATTTGATTCTATCTTCAGCACTCTTGGCAGCAATTGCGGTGACAATCTCGGCTTCTTTCTTTTTGTTCTCAATCAGTTCATCACTTGCCTTCTTCTCGGCTTCGGCTTGTTGTGCATCAAAATTCAATTTTGCCGTTGCAATGTCGCTTTGATATTTGGCTTTGATTAACTTGATGGCTTCTTCGTTCCCTTCAGCTTCTTTGAGTTGTTGCCAATATGCATCACGCAACGCCAATCTTTGATTTTCATATTCAATCTTTACTCGCTCTTTTTCAGTTTTGGCTTGTGCCAATCTTCTCTCCCTTTCGGATTCAACAAAGCCTTGTTGTGCGTCAGCAATTTGCTGATTTTTTAACTTCTCGGCTGCCGCTGCTTCTTCCTCTTCCTTCTTTTTCTCGGCTTTCTTCTTATCTCTTTCTGCTTGTCTGTCTTTCGCTGCCTGTGCGTTGGCATCGTTTTGTGCTTTGGTTTGGTCTTTTTGGTAGTTCTGCTCCTCAATCTCCAACACCTTCAATGCGTTCTTGGTATCGTCAATTATCTTGCCCCAATTCTTCTCATTGTTTTTGCCATAACTTGCACGAGCAAGTGCCAAATCATTCTCCAACTTCTCACGCTCCTTGTTGAAAACTCCGACTTGGTCACCTCTCGCCTTGAGCAATGCAATCTCTCGGTCAAGTTGGTCATTCGCTCTCTCGGTTGTCTTGTTCAATTTAGCCAATGCCCTATCTTGTGCGGATGTTATTCCAACCCAATCCGTGAACTGCTGAACCAAACCACCGACAAACTTGACCATTGAACCAAGACCAGGGATCAACGACATCACGGCTTTTTTGAGTGTGTCAAAGTTGGCAATGATTAACGTCAAAGCGATACCGATTGCACCGAAGGCAAGGTTTGACATATTGCCCAACGCCTTGAACGCACTCATCACACCACCTTTGATATTCTTGGCAATCGCCCCAAATTGTTGTTGAACTTTTCCAAGTCCCTCAAGACCTTCAGCCAATGCCATCGCTCCTTGAAGTTTGACCATTGTCTTTTCAAGTTCTTCCGATTGGTTGCCGAACAATGCCATTGCCCCTTGTGCTGCTTGGAATCCACGAGCAACTCCCGAAACAACCGTGTTCAATTGTGCAAACTTATCGGGGTTCACCGCCTTTACTCGGTCATTGAAGTCCTCCATTCGGTCACGAGCTTGAGCAAGTGCCTTCTCTGCCTTGATGGCTTCAGGTGAAAACTCCCCAAACTGCATCACCGCTTGTTGAGCGGCAACGGTTAACTCCCTAATCTCTGCCTTCATTGACTTGAAGTCAGGCTTGTTGACGGTTAAGTCAATACTTGCATTTAATGCCATCTTATTTTTCTCCCATTAAAAAGTAATCAATACCATCAGTCACAATCTCGTGTGCTGCCCAATTCGTTGAAACACTATGTGTGTCCCCTCCGTCAATCTTTGCCGTGCCTGTTGTCTCAATCGTCACGGAATGTGCTGCGGTGATTTTCTTGACTGCAAAATACTTCCCACTCAATCCAGCTGGATCGGGCAAGGTCAACACCATCCCTCCCGTTGCTGGATTCAACAGAAATAAGTAATCGTCCTTTGTTGCCGTGTAACTTGTCGTTAGCGTTTTGACATCTCCACCACTCAAAAAGTTTGGATACATCTCGTAATTGCCGACATACATTGTGTTCGATTTGGTGACCTCAAAGTCATCACAAACAATCGCCACACTTCCATCCACTCCGATTGGAAATGCGACATTGGTCACTCCAAGTCCTGAATTGTTGACGTTGACTGAATCGTTCACAACACCAGTACCAACAAAAACACCCATTCCACTATCTTGACTTGTGCCAACGCTTACTCCTTTGATACCCGGCTTAATTGGGAAGTTACCCGCTGGATAAATATCCCCGTTGATTTCTTCGCTTTGTCCTCCTCCCGTTCCACTTCCAATTGTTTTGTTGGTGATGGTTGCTGGAGGTATGAACTGAGCCAATAGAAATTCACATTGGTACACCCCATCTTGCATTGGGTTGTAATCGTTTACTTTATTCAACCGCCAATACTGACCTTCAAAGAAATACAGATTTTTGAATTGTAGGTTGAACCAATCACTTGGAGTTATACGAAAATATGCTCGTACAATCTTAGAGTTTTTGTTGGTGATTTCCGTGATAAACCGATAGTAAAAGTTTGTGACAAGGTTTGAATTGCCGTATTTGTAACCAGCACCCACACCCAATTCTCTCGGCATCCCGAAAAGGATATCAAAGGTTGGATTTGAAATTGAATCATAATGCAATGTCAACGGCAATGATGCACGATTGGAGTAAAACGGGAGCATATAGGAAATTGGGTACAACCTCCAACTCACTCCAGTTTGCAAACCACCATAATATAATATCCTCAAGTCACCATCCTTCTCCGAGTCCACATATGATAGAACGAAGTTCTTTTGTGCGTTCGGATAATTCTTGATTTGAGTTGGTGAAAATACGATGTCAATTTTCTTCTCCGTTTTTACAAAGTCATTGTCAACCTGATACGTGCGTGATCCATAGGTTGTTTGATACATCTCTTGATACTCTTGGTTGCTGATATCTCCACCTTGTTTGTAGCTGAACATATACGGATTTGCATCCAGTTCACCCATAGGAACAATCTCAACGGGTTGTGAGTAATCAAGTTTGTATGTCCAATCCACATTCACCCCATTGTAAAAATCATCTCTTGGAACAAGACGAAGTTTCTTTGGCTGGTCTTTGTCGGGTTCAATGTATAAGTTGAACATCTTGACAAAGGACATCAGCATATCACTTTGTTTGACTTCGGAGTTCAGGAACTGGGTGAAATCAACCGTTTCTCCATAACCGAAAGTAAATGCCGTGCAATCATTCTCAACAAAGGAGTTTGTCAATACGTCAAGAGTGAAGTTGCTATTGACAAGCGTTGTGTTATTCAACGAATCATATACTTGAGTCAGTTTGAACGTCACACTATCGCCAATGTTCGCTCGTGAATACACCAAATGTACATCGTTTACAATCGGGAACACGCCAAATGTTTGTTGGAATGTGGCAGTTTTGACAAGTACGTTGTTGACATACATCCCAATTGCAATCGTGAAATTATCAGGTGGATACAAAGGTGAATAAGTACCTATGTTACACACCATATTAAGAGTCAAATCAAACACATACTCACCAGCAACAGGAACAACATAAGCACCCGTGCCGTTGTTGTAGTTATTGCCGTTGTCATAGTTGCCCGATGTGGAATCGTTGTTGAAGATTAAGGTCGTTCCAAGAGACAATGATTGTGTTGTTGTCCTTGTTGCTTTGAATCTTCTTTGTTCAATAACCGCAGAACTAACCGTCAACCCATTCGGTGGTGTTACAACCAACCTTTTGAATCTGTCGTTATTGAAGTATGAATCAGCGGTGTACGAATACCCGGCATCGGTGAAGATTTTGTCAACGATGGTTTTTGCATAAAGGCAAGGAGTCATTGACGATACTTCAAACTGCGTGATGTTCTGCGTTTTTGAATATCCTTTGTCAATTAGGGCGTACATATAACCGCTCCCATAGGCGAACGCTTGTGAGCTTCCGTTCTTTGTGATGGACGTATCCCACGAATCAATAACCGCACCACTTGACAAGGTGTGATTGTACTCCGAGAAGTCAAGCACGTTCAATTTACGCTCGGCAATGGTGGTGAATAAGTCCGCAGTTTGCCCGTGTAAGGAGCATTGATATTCGATTTGAGTAGATCCAAGAACATTGATTTGAATCAAGCGAATAAACCCTCTCAACTGCTCTATCTCGTCCAATAAAACCACGACATCGGCTTTCTTGTTGGGGTTGAAATCGGGAGCAAATTGGGTTGATGTGCGAATCGTGTGTTCAACCTCAAAGATGTGAGAGAATAGCTTGTTGTTTTGTGCAGTCCCTGGTATTGTGATTGTCTTTGTCCACTCGCTGGAGCGTGATTGTGGTTCACGAATGTCAGCAATTGCCTTGTTTATTGAGATATCAAAATCCGCAGACAAATCAACGGGCGTATTATTCACTAAGAGCCTTATCATATGCGTTGTGATTTGTCAGCAAATGAAAGCGTGATGTCAAGTTCAAGGTTGAACATTCTATCTTGTACGGTCTTTTTCTGCTCATATGCCACATTGTCTATGTTGACTGCGTACAAAGTGCCATCATACATATAAACGATGGGTGATTCAATCAGGTCTTTCAACCAAATTGATTCCACATCATTGATCCAGTTACTAAACAACTTAATTTTTTGGCTTGTTTCGGTGTGATAATTGGTGCGAGTCCTTGCCGATGTTTGGTATCCGTACGATGCACCCAATGTGTAGGGGTTTTGTTGGAATTGTTTTCGCACTACTTCAAAGTTATCTCTGCGAACCATATTAAAACGGAAGGACTCAAACCCACCAAGACGATTCATAAAGAAAATATCAGTTGTTTCGTACTTGCTACACTCGTCCTTGATGTTGAATCGGTATGTCTCGGACTTGGATGTACCTCCAGCCTTCAACACAACGTCAAAGAATGTCGCTCCACCGGGTATTGTTAACTGACTTCCAACGGGTATTCTCACCACCTTAGACGAAGGCAAAGTAAATGTCTGCGTAGATGTGTCGGAATAAGTAATTAGAACGCTTGTGGCATCTCCTTTCAAAGCATAGAGCCAATCCTTTTGAGTGCGGTGTATTGTCCGTGTGCGGACGTTGGTCAAGAACTTTGCGGATGTGGATGTGGCGAGATAATTAGCTTGAGAGTAGGTGACCAAATCAAATGGATTCAAGGCAGCGTTCCACACCGTGCCGGTTGCAGATGTCAAATCAAGATATTCCGTGATTGTTCCAGTTGGTGAGTTGCTATACTCATACCCGAACTCTACCTCGTAATCGCTGAATGAGTTCACGCATCCGCTTGGTGATGTATCGGTGAATTCCCAATTATTGGTAACGTAACTTTCAAGAATTCTGCCAATGTTGAACACGCCCTTGTTTGTACTGCCAAAGTAAATCGGTGCTTTCAATTTTGCCACGGTTGTCGCTGCGACCTTGACATCGGCAATGAACTTGAAATTGTCTTTTGTGTAGATACCACCGCTTGATTCCGTTATGACAAAGTTTGTGTCATTGAATGCTGGTGCGTAGTTGTTGGGTTGTTGGGTGATTGATAGAGCCACGATAGAAAATAGCGGTTAGGGTTATGCGTTCCAATTGATGATAATTATTGAAATTTAATTTGTTACTTTGTACAATAGTTAGGTGGCGAAATTGGGTAGACGCATAGGGAATAGTCATTCTTTGTAGAAATACAAAGTCAGCACTAACCAGACAAAGTTGATGTCATATAGGTTCGAGTCCTATCCTAACTACAACATCTCGTGCAGACAAGCCACAACGTATGCGTTGAATCCTTTGGCGGCTGCCTGTTCAATTCTTTTGTCTCGCTCCTTCACCTTTGCCTTGAAAAAAGCAATCGTGTTGAGAAACTCTATGAGTGGCATTGTGAGGATGGCATCCCACTTTGTGCGGTCACCTTTGACAATTCTGTCAACCAACTCAAGCCATATTATCGGACTTCCGTTATTTCCTTCTTCAACTGCTCCATCTCCTTGATCAAATAGGATTGGATAGTTTTCAATAACTCTGGATAAACTGCCGAAAAAAAAAGCGAGTAGCTATATGGCAACGGCACTTCCATTGATAGAAACAAATCGCACTTGTCTTGATAGTGTGCTTGTGCATCTTTGATGGTTTTTGACTTGCCAAAGAAATCCACCTCATAGGCGAGTAACGCCATTATTTTGTTGAGCGATTCTATCGTATCTCCGTTGAACACTTGTTGAAGTTCTATGAAGTGGTGGCCACAAATCTCATTGGGTGTTTTTGCCAATCGGAAATATCTGCCCTTGTGTTTGAACATAAATTGAACAGGTCGGTTGGGCAGTTCATTCAAGAACTCCAACTTCTTGAACTCTTTTGTCAGCTCGTCAATGGGCATTGATTCGACCTTGTCCATTGTCCAGTTGTTAACGATGGCAAGGATGTTCATTGTCCTTTCAATGTGGGACATATCACGACAAGAGTGAATCTCTTGCAGTTGGTGGATGGTTATGTTGTTCCAATTCATATTATGCAAAGTAAAATGTTCCTGGTCTGTTGTGTTTTTTGCAATCAAGAGCCAACGCCAATGCCATAACGCAGTCATCGTGAAGTCCTTGTGGTGCGGTGTATCTCACGCCCGTTCTTGTGTACTCAAATTCAAAGTTTTCCATCTCCGAGCCTATCGGTTCTTCAGGGAAAAACACCTCCTTGTTTTGGACTGATATGACCAAACCCTCAATGAGTTGTTGTTTGCTCTGTGATGTGAATTTAAATCCCTTAATTCTTGGATGACTGCGTTGTAATTGCTCAACAATAGGATCTCCAACACCGGTACTATCAACGAATGCTGGAGTCACTCCAATCAATGAGGTGATTTTTGCCAATGTTTGTGACCAATCGGCTTGGAATCTGTCCACATATGCCACACAATTCATCGCATCCAAACCGATAATGACGGTATAATCCGAGTACTTCGCCAAATCCACGCCCCAACTTACCACACTTTTGTTTGTAACTGGGTGATAACAACTGCGAATGGCATCAATACCGAATGGATTTGTCTTATCGTCCGCTGGTTCTGCCAAATACAATTCATCAAAAACGTGTTTTGGTAAATCTCGTTTCGCTTGTTCAACCTCCTCAAGTTTGAGAATGCCTTCTTTGACTGCATCGTAAGCGGTTATCTTAAAATATCTGTAATCACTCTCACCACTCCTCGCCCTTTCGCCCAACTTGTAGAACCAGTTCTTTTTGCCTTTGACGTTTCCAATCAACTTGCACTTGCCTTGTGTAGCGGTCAAGGTTGAACGCATTGCATACCACGACTCTTCACGCATCCTTGACGCTTCGTCAATCACGGCAGCATACACGTCATCCCCATACAAGTTGTCAGGCTTCTCCCCTGACTTGAATTCTATCCTCGCTCCAGTTGGTAAGGTGAGCAACAACTTGGTTTCGTTGGATTGGAAGAAGTTTTTGTCCGTCACTTGTGACTTCATCCTTCGGAAGGCAATCTCCGCTTGTTGGTATACAGGAGCAACCCACCACACCGATTGGTTGTCTTGACATTTCAAGGCTTGTTCAAAAAGCCAAATGATGTGAGATGCGGTCTTTCCCGTTTTTGTACTCGCTGCGGTTATTGTGAACCTCTCCTCACAATCAAGGATGGCTTGTTGGTAACTGGTAACAAATGGACGATTGTAGGTTATTTGCATAAACTTTGATACACCTGTAATCTCGTCAAGTTGTGTAGGTCAAGATTGTGGTACGTCTCACAATAAACTTTGTTTGAACGCCCCATTGATTGACGAACAGAATGCCCAGCATCAATCAACTTTTGAATGGATGCTTTCCAATTGTTTTGGGTTGCAAATATCACACCGTCATTTCCCTGATGGTATAAATATGGGTAAACGGCTGAACAGATGATGGGGATTCCATAGGCAGCCGCTTCCACAATCTTCAATTCCGATTTGCAGTTGTTGAATGTCGTGTTCTGCAATGGAGCAAGTACAAAGTCAAAGTGTTTGTAAACCTCACCATATTCAAAGACAGATGTCCCTTGCACGATTTTGGCTTTCGGAATCAGTTTCACGATGTTGTTCCAATGCTCACTTGGAGTGTAACCGCAGATGTAGAACTCAACATCCATAGAATTGATGTCATCGGCAATGAGCTTCAAATCCTCCTCGTGTGTGATTCCACCAACCCAACCGATTTTCACACGGTCGTTCTTTTCTTTGGGTTGCTTCCATTGGTTGTGGGTGGTATCCAAGCAATTAGGAACTATGTAGACGTTCTCGTTGATTGCCCTCACCTCGTTACCGAGTTTTTGTGTGGTGACAAACACGGCATCTGCGTAATTGATTGCATCCTTGATGGCATTCTTGATTCCTTTGCGATATGCCCAATATGCTGGGTTATATTTTGGAAGTACCCAATAATCATCCACGTCAATAACGTAAGGTTTACCAGCATCGGTGATCCGCTTGAGTACATCATACTGATTCTTTCCAAGCCATCGTGAGAAGATGATAACGTCATACGGAGCGAGATCAATAGTCATCCACTCTGCTTGTGACTGGCAGACATCAACCTCCGCTTCTCCGTTAATTTGCATCCGTAGATGGGGTGTGTATATGCGGTGATAAACAACACCATTAATTCCATCGGTTAGTATTAAAAGTTTCATAGGTTTTTGAGTAGGTAATTGAAGGCTTGATTGGTGACGTAATCAAAGCCATTGTTCACTGGTATCACATTGGGGGTGTTTGGACAAACCTCAAGCAATCGTTTCACCTTCATCTGTTCAGCAATAGCGTACGTGCTTGACTGATTGCCGATGAATGCCTTCACGCTCCCCATAATCGTGGCCAACATCAAAGCATCTGCACATTTGAGAAGCTCACAATCTAACTGCCATCGTTCGGTGAATGCAATATACTCGGATTCGTAACCAAAAAAAATGCACTTGTGTTCTTTTAATGGGAAATAATTGATGTCGTAATTCCGATAACGTGAGGAGAAGTTGAGAAGGATGTAATCCTCAAAGGATGGTATTGGTTCACTTGCCGTGATACAAGGGTTGTGTAGGTTTGTAATCAATTCGGGATACACAAGAAACTGATTCCGTCTCAAGTCCCCAGCTCCGAGATTCAATCCGTGCCTTCGGAACTTGTCAAAGTCATACACCACGTCTTGGTGATGATGCATATGAACCGCCTTGATGTATTCTTGGTGTTCGAGTAATGGCTTGACATATTCGTATGAGTTCAGGTTCATACAATACCCACCACCGGGGTGACCAGGAACACCATTCGGTTCACGGAATCCGATGTG